ACTGCGTTGGCTACGACATTATTGCTGATCGTTGCGATATCCGGCCTCAATTCGTCCAAGTAAAGCAGGGGTGTCCAAGAAATAGAAAGGGAACCCAATGTTACTACATTTTGAATCATAGCCAGAACGTCACCTACGGCGCAAACGCATACGACATTTTGGCCTTCTACATGTGGGACCGCGGTCAATGGCTTATTTATGGCCGCTCTGAGTTTGGAAATCGCAGCATGACAAGTTACACGCCGCACGATTCAAGACGGAGAGCGCGCAAGTCATGCTACGGCGCCAGCGGCGAAATCATGGCCGACCGCCAACCCAACAACTGGGAACTGTTCAACCAACTCGCAATCGCCAATTCGCAAGAATCTTTGACCCCTAGGACAGCGGATGTCCTATGCCTCAATCCATAATTCACCCATCGCATGAAAAAGCCAAAAACCACCAAGAAAGCGGCTGCCGTTAAGCCGAAAACCAGCAACCTCAACGTCAACGTCGAATACCTTGAGCAGATCGCCGACCAAGCCATCAGCACCGTCATGGTTCTGCGCGCACTGGTCGCTCAACTGGCCATTCAGCTCGAGGAGGCCCGCAAATGAAGTTCAAAAACGGCTGCATCACCGAGTTTGAGCGTGGCGTTCCGGGTCTCCCGCAGATCAACCACCTGCTCATGCAGAAAGCCTGCGACCGCTTCCTCGCCAAGCGCGGCTTAATCACCAGCGCCAACTTCCGCCGCAGCGAGTGGCTCTTCGGCCGCATGGCCATCAGCCAGCAACGGAGGGCCGCATGAAAACCCTCGTCCTCACCGTGTCACGCTCCGGCGCCTTCGTCAGCGGCTACGTTGACGGCTTGGTCGCGTCCATGCTCAGTCCGCACTTCGGCGGCTGGGCACACGCCGACCAGGAAAGCGACATCGCCCGCGGCCGCAGCAAGCTGGCCTGCCGGGCGCTGGAGACCAAGTTCGATGCATTCTTGTGGATCGACGACGACATCGTCTTCACGCGGCAAAACTTCGAGGACATCTGCACGACCGGCTTGGACGTAGTCGGCGGCGTCTACGCCAAACGCAACCACCTCCGCACCCAGGTCTGGAATCACCTCCTCGGCGACGAGCTGGAGAGCAACCGCAATGTCATAACCGTCAAGGAGGTCGGCACCGGCTTCCTCTTCACCACCCGCCACACCTTCGAGCAGATCGCCGACATGGTACCCGACGCGCCCATGAGCGGCTTCCGGCACTACTTCCCCGCCAGCGTCAAGACCGACGGCGAGTATCAAAGCGAGGACTACGCCTTCTGCCGCGCCTGCTGGTCCGCCGGCGTGTCCGTCCATTTGCACCGCGGCGTCCGCCTCGGGCATGTCGGCCAGCACACCTTCCTGCCATGAAGATCACCGTCCTCATGCCCGTTTGGAACCGCGCCGCCACTTTGCCCCGCGCGCTCGACAGCGTGATCGCTCAAGGCGCTGACGAAATTGTCGTCATCGACGATCACAGCACGGACGGCAGCCACGAAATTGCGTGCGGCTATTCCGGCGTCCGCGTGCATCGCCATCCCGAAAAAAGCGCCGACCACCTGCTGGCGTTGGAGCCAATCGTTGAGTCGCTGCAAACCGACTACGTCCTCGGCATCGGTGCCGACGATTATTTGTATCCCGGCTGCGTGGCCGCCCTGCGCCGCGGCATCTTGCACGCCCAAGGCGAGCGCCCCGGCGCCGTTTTTGCCGAATACGACCACGTCAGCCCGCCACCGGAGCCCAAGCGCCTCTGCACCATCCGCTATAGCCCCGTCATGGTCTATCTGCCGCCCGAGCAATACCGCGCCTACGTTGCCCACAAAAACATCCGCGGCGAATGCGGCATCGCCAGCTTAATCCGGCACGATCTTTTGGTCTGGCTCCAGCGCGAAGGCTACGCCGCCGCCGGTCACCGGTGCGACGCTTGGGGCTATCTGCTGGCCGGACTTCGCGCCGGAGCGGTCTACGTTCCAGGCCCGCGCTCGGCTTTCACGGTCGGCGCCCGCGAACCCAGCTTCAGCGCCCGCGGACGCGCCAACCCCGAAGAAAACAAACGCATCAAGCGCGACGGCATCGCCTTTCTTAATCGTCCCGCCATCGCCCCCTACGCGCAAGGCATCAATTGGCACCTTCTATGAACACCCTCGGCATCACCATCGGCATCGGCGAAGGCTGGGACAAAGCCGCCGTCATCGCCGCCGCCCGCATGCGCGAGGCCACCGGCATCGAGTGCGTCGTCTGCGACAGCATCCCGCAACTCCCCAAGGGCTGGTCGCCCAGTTGGGGCAAGGCGTGGCTTTTCGACCTAGTCCCCGCCCGCTTCGACCGCCTGCTCGTCTTCGACGCCGACATCTTCGCCATTCGCCCATGGCAACTGCCCGACGCCCCCGGCTTCTACGCCGTGCGCGAACTCGGCGGCAACCCCAGCCGCACCAACGAGCTGCGCGCCTTCGGCCTCAAAGACTACTTCAACGGCGGACTCTTCATCATCGACCGCCAGCACGCCGACCGCCTCGCCGCCGTCCGCGACTACGGCCCGCGCTACGGCACTTGGCTTGAGCAGACCGCCCTTAACAAGGTCTTCCACGACTTCGCTCCCCTTCCCTCGCAACTCAACTGGCTCCTCGAAAACGAGACCAGCGGCCTCCGCGGCGCCCTCGACAGCGGAGCCATCAATCTCCACCTCGCCGGGACCAAAGACCCGCGCGCCCTGGTGGCCATGCAAAGCAAAATAGAAAGAAACATCCCATGAAACAACCTGACCTAGTCGTCGGCTCAGTCGGCTTCGGCCCGAACTTCGGCGACAACGAGATTGCCCTCGAAGACCGCGTCCGTGAGCTGATTCGCAGCAACGATCGGCTCATCAGCGTCATCAACCGCTGCGTCAAGCCCTCCAACGAAATTGCCTCCGAGGCGCATGACGCCATCGAAGAGGCCACCGCCATCCGATGAGCCTTCCCTACGAGCAAGCCCGCGCCATCGCGCAGGCCCGCCACTTCCTGACCGAGCTGGGCACTCCGGGCAAAATCAAGCGCATCCCCGCTGAGATCCGCCGCGAGGCCCGCGCCCGCCTCAAGCACATGCCGATGTCGTGGGATATCCCACGCATCGCCGAGGACTTGGGCGCCTTGCAGAATATGGAAAAGCTCGAGGAGCACTACCGGAAGGTCTTTTGGGAGGAAGTGAAGCGATGAGCGCCGGCAAAGGCGACAGCCCTCGGCCGGTCAACGGCGACCGCTACCGGCGCAACTACGAGGCGATCTTCTCACCGCCATATCCCCAGTGGATATGCCGCCCCTGCGGCGAAGCCCACGGCCGCGGCATGCCCAAGGGCCACGTCTCCACTTGGCACGAAGACCCCTGCGGCATCTGCGGCAAGGTCACCTCCGTCAGCGAACCCCGCGATTTTGGACATCTAAAAAAATGGCCCATCCTCCCAAAAAACCCTTGATCCTCGTGCCAACGTTTGCCAACATATGCCTACAGATGACGCAGGCCGCCACACTGCAGCACCCACCGGCGACCTATGAATGCTGAAACCAAACGACTCCTCCGACAACAATGGCCACACATTGCCGAAGACCTCATTGCCGTAGACGAAGCCGCCGACAAGTGGCTCAAGTGGCGTGCCGATTTGTATCGCCGCAAGAAGGAGCGCCGCGCCCATGAACGCGCTCATTCTCACCTACGCAGTGCTGATGGTCCTGACACTCATTGTCATAGTGATCTTGGAGAACAATGACGACGGAGGCGCCGCCTAAAATGAAACGCACCGTCCCACAAAGCCCTGCCACCGAGCGCACCGTCCTCGGTTCGCTCATGGCCGATCCCAAACTTTGCGACGAAGTCTCCGGCATCCACGCCGATCTTTTCTACACGCCCGCGCATCGCCTCATCTACGAGACCATCGCCGAGGTCCGCGGTGAAGGCGGAACGCCCAACGTCATCGCCGTCACCCAGCGCATCGACGCGCAGCACAAGCTCAACTTCGTCGGCGGCGCCGGTGCCCTCACCGAGATGCTCGGCGACTACGCCGGAGGCAGCGCCGCAGTCGAATATCACGCCCAAACCCTCCGCGACCTCCACGCCCGCCGCCGCATCATCGACGCCAGCGTTGCCATGCAAGCCGCCGCCCAGGACATGGCCACCGATGCCGACAGCGTGTTACAGCAAGCCGGCGAAAGCGTCCTCAGCCTCAGCCTCACCACCGCCACCGATTCCATGCGCGCACCCAGCGCCATCGTCCCCGGTCTCCTCGAAGAGCTAGAGAGCCTCATGGCCGGCGGTAAAAAGCTCGGCCTGCAGACCGGCATCCGCGACTTCGATCAAGTCACCGGCGGACTCCGCGGAGGCCAGCTCACCATCATCGCCGGCAGACCCGCCATGGGCAAAAGCGCGCTCATGCTCAACATGGCCGACAACATGTCCCGCCGCGGCGTTCCAGTCGTCTACTTCAGCCTCGAGATGCCCGCGAACGAACTCGCCGCGCGCGTTGTCCTCGGCCGCGCTGAGACGAACACCGAGATCATTCGGAACGGATTTTTGACCGCATCGATCAAACACCGCATTTTTGACGCCGCCACGCAATTTTCCACAGAACCCCTCTATGTGGACGATCGTGGCGGCCTCACCCTCTTGGACATCCGCGGCCGCGCCCGCCTCGCCGTCCGCCGCTGGGGCGTGAAGTGCATCTTTGTGGATTACCTGCAGCTCGTCAGCCACTCCGGTGCGCAGTCGCGCGAAAACGAAGTCGGCTTTGTCAGCCGCGGATTGAAATCCATGAGCATGGAGTTAGGCGTGCCAGTAGTCGCCGCCGCCCAGGTCAACCGCCAAGCCGAGCAGCGCAGCGACAACCGCCCAAAACTTAGCGACCTCCGCGAGTCCGGCAGCATCGAGCAAGACAGCGACATCGTTTGCTTGATCCATCGACCCGCCTACTACGCCGTGCAGGACGAGGAACCGGAAGTCCAAGACGCCGAGCTGATCGTGGCCAAGCACCGCGCCGGCAGAACCGGCACGCTCAACCTCACATGGCGTCCCTCGCTCACCCGCTTTGAGGGCACCGCGCCGGTCGGCCGCACCAGCGACAGCGATGGCTCGGTCTACGCACCGGCGAAACAACTCTGGGAGGCCATCAATGAATAGTCGCGCAAAAGGCGCCCGCGGAGAACGCATGTGGCGCGACGAGCTGCGCGAAGCCTTCGGCGACTCTGGGATCAGGCGCGGGCAGCAATTCAGCGGACTTGGGGATTCGCCGGACGTTGTCTGCCCGTGCCTGCCCGACTTCCACTTTGAGGTGAAGTTCTGCCAGGTCGTGAAGATCCGCGATTGGATGGCCCAAGCCATCCGCGACGCCAAGGCCAAGCTCTTCCCGGTCGTCGCCCACAAGCGCAACGGCGAGGAGTGGTTCATCACGCTGCGCGCTTCCGACTTCCTCACGATCCTTCGCCGCTCCGATTTTCTAGTCCCAACACAAAACCAAACACCAACCACATAACATGCCAAACAAAACCCTAACCACACCCGTGGGCATCGCCCGCTATCCTCACCTCAATCGCCCGGACACCAAGTTCGACGAAGTTGGAAAATACAAAGTCGATCTTGAAATGACGGACGAAGAGGCCGCTCCGTTTATCGCCCAAATCGATGAGATTTTCTCTCCGTATCTGGCTGCGAAAAAAACCGAACTGCGCAAACCCAACGTCAAAATTGCCGACATGCCCTGGGTTTCCAATGACGGCATGACGCAGCTTAAGTTCCGCGTTAATCCGACTGGAACCAACAAGAAAACCGGCGAGACATGGAGCCGTCAACCAACGCTGTTCAACCTTAAGGGCGAAATAATCACCGACAACATCGGAGGAGGCAGCCGAATCAAAGTGGCGGTCATCCCGTATTGCTGGTATGTCGCCACAAAAGGCGTTGGCATCACGCTGCAACCCAAAGCGGTCCAAGTGCTGGACTTGGTTACTTGGGGATCTGGCACAAGCGCAGAGTCCTACGGCTTCGACGTGAGCGAGGCCAAGGATCAGCACGTTGAGCGCGAGCTGCGCATGGCCAAGACCGGCACCGACGACGAAGAGATCACCTGGTAATTCCCATGCCAGCCAAAAACACCACAGTCAAAAGGGGGGCGGCAAAACGCCGCTCCCCTTCCAAAGCCGCCAAGCCCGCCGAGCCGGATCGCTTCACCGAGGACGGACGCAAAATCGTACGCCTCGAAAAGACCCGCGCACACCAGAAGTATCCGCTGAAAGACGGCACCGACGTTCCCGGCGCAAGCACCATCGCCAAGATCGGCGAGGACAGCAGCGGCCTCATTCACTGGGCGTGGAAGCTCGGCATGGAAGGTCAAGACTACCGACGAGTGAGAGATAAGGCAGCCGACATCGGGACCGTGGCGCATTTTATGATCGAGTGCTTCCTGCACAACCACGAACCCGACCTTTCGGAGTTCTCGCCGGCAGACGTTGAGAAGGCCACCATCGCCTACAACAACTTCCGCCGCTGGTGGGACGAAGAAGGTCTCACCGTCATTGAGCCGGAGGTTCAACTTGTAAGCGAAACTTACTTGTTTGGCGGCACCATTGACGCACCCAGCCGCGACCGTGACGGCAAGATCGTCCTCCTCGACTGGAAGACATCCAAAGCCATCGTCGGCGCGCACAAAGTCCAGCTCGCCGGCTACGAGCAACTCTGGAACGAGAACCGCCCGGACATGAAGGTCCAGCGCCGCGGCATCGTCCGCATCGGCAAAGAATCCCCGGACGATTTCGAGGTCGCTTGGATGTTCTCAGCCGAGCCGTTCTGGAAGGTCTTCCAAGCGCGTCTCAACCTCCACTACGTCCAGCTCATGGCGAAAAAAGCCGCCTAATGCACATCGCCAAGTTCACACTCGACGCCGCATCGTCCGCCGTGTGCGGAGCGCGCAACGAGGACTACGGCTCGCCCGCGGATGACTTCGCAACGCAGGCCGAGATGTTCTCCAGCTACCTGTCGCGCACCAACGGCGCGCAGGTCTTGGTCACAGCATCCGACATCGCCGCGCTTATGATCTTGGTAAAGATCGCCCGCCAAGCGCACGCCGCCAAGCATGACAACTGGATCGATGTCGCTGGATACGCCGCGTGCGGTGCCGAGTGCGATGCCAGACAAGCCGACCTC